ATGCTAAGAAGATGTTCACTGATAAGGTCGTACCAATATCCGTTAATTATCCCTTCTTTTTCAAACCGATCCAGGACGGTATGGACCGTCCAAAGACCGAGCTTGCCTACAGAGTCCCAGCCAGCAAGTTTACCAGAAGAAGTATTACCTCGACCGACAAAGCCGAGGATCTCGCCGGGCTCGACACGACCATCGACTGGAAGAACACGGGGGATAACGCCTACGATGGGGAGAAGCTCAAACTCCTCGTCCACGATGAGAGCGGGAAATGGGAACGCCCGAACAACATCCTCAACAACTGGCGTGTTACGAAAACCACCCTTAGATTAGGTTCTAGAATTATTGGTAAGTGTATGATGGGATCAACATCAAACGCTTTAGACAAAGGAGGTAGAAATTTTAAAAAACTATACGATGACTCAGATGTTAAGAAAAGAAACGCAAATGGACAAACACGTTCAGGACTCTATTCTTTGTTCATTCCTATGGAATGGAATTACGAAGGATACATTGATTCTTATGGCCAACCTGTCTTTGAAACCCCATCAAAAAAAGTGCATGGACCTCATGGAACACCAATCAAAATTGGGGTTATTGAATATTGGAAAAATGAGGTAGAAGGTCTTAAAGAAGATCAAGATGGATTAAACGAATTTTATAGACAGTTTCCACGTACAACTAAACACGCATTTAGAGATGAGTCTAAAATGTCTTTATTTAATCTAACTAAAATCTATCAGCAAATAGATTATAATGAAGGGGTTAATAATGAAGTGTTAATAACAAACGGTTCTTTTATGTGGCAAGACGGAATTAAAGACTCAAGAGTTTTATTTTTACCTAATAATAATGGTAGGTTTAAAGTCTCATGGGTTCCACCAATTCAATTACAAAATAAGGTAATAATAAAAAATGGTATAAAATACCCCGGAAACGAGCATTGTGGGTGCTTTGGATGTGACAGTTATGATATATCAGGAACAGTTGATAAAAGAGGTTCTAATGGATCTTTACACGGATTAACAAAGTTTAGCATGGAAGATGTACCACCTAGTATGTTTTTTTTAGAATATATAGCAAGACCACAAACTGCTGAAATATTTTTTGAAGATGTGTTAATGGCTTGTATATTTTATGGAATGCCTATATTAGCTGAAAATAATAAACCAAGACTACTTTATCATTTTAAACGTAGAGGTTATAGAGGTTTTGCAATGAATAGGCCAGATAAAGTTTGGAATAAACTTTCAATAACAGAAAAAGAAATAGGTGGAATACCTAATTCAAGTGAAGACATAAAACAAGCACACGCTGCCGCGATAGAATCTTATATTGAATCACACGTTGGTCTTTTAGACGAGGGATATGGAAATATTTATTTTCAAAAAACATTAGAAGACTGGTCTCAATTTGATATAAATAACAGAACTAAACATGATGCTTCTATAAGTTCTGGTTTAGCACTCATGGGTTGTAACAAGCATAGATACACACCTATTTTTAAAGCGCCATTAGTATCAAAACCACTAGGGTTTAAAAAGTATAATAACGAAGGAATTAGTTCAAAAATAATATAATAAATGATTTACAATAATTACGTTGGTTCATTTCCAAGTCAGGTAGTATCTGATGAAGAAAAGCAAAGTTATGACTACGGTTACGCTGTAGGGCGCGCTGTTGAAGGTGAATGGTTTTCTGGAGACAGAGGAGGCATGGGAAATAGATACCAAAATAGTTGGTTAAATTTTCACAGATTAAGATTATATGCTAGAGGAGAACAACCTGTACAAAAATACAAAGATGAATTATCTATTAATGGTGATTTATCTTATCTTAATTTAGATTGGAAACCAGTGCCTATTATACCTAAATTTGTAGACATAATTGTAAATGGCATGTCACAAAAGATTTTTGATATAAAAGCTTATGCTCAAGATCCAGAGTCTTTAAAACAAAGAACTAAATATGCCGATGCTATAATGCGTGATATGTATGCTAAAGAAATAATACAAGCTACTAACGACGCTACTGGGATGAATTTTTTTAATACAAATGATCCAAACAATATACCTGAGTCTCAAGACGAATTAGATTTACATATGCAGCTTAGCTACAAACAATCTATAGAAATAGCAGAAGAAGAGGCTATTGAAAATGTATTAGCTGCAAACAAATATGAACTAGTCAAAAGAAGATTACTACAAGATTTAGCAATTATAGGTATAAGCGCGGTAAAAACAGATTTTAACTTAGCTAATGGAGTTACTGTTAATTATGTTGATCCTGCTAATTTAGTATATTCTTACACAGAAGATCCAAATTTTGATGATATATATTATGCAGGAGAAGTTAAGTCTATTAGCTTAGTAGAACTTAAAAAACAATTTCCAGGACTAACTGATTCTGAATTAAAAGAAATAGAAAAATATCCTGGCGATGCTAATTATACTAGAAATTTTTACGCTCAACAAGATTCTTACAATCAAGTTCAGGTTTTATATTTTGAATATAAGACTTATAGCAATCAAGTTTTTAAAATAAAACAAACCGAACAAGGTTTAGAAAAAGCTTTAGAAAAAACAGATAGCTTTAACCCGCCTGCTAATGATAATTTTGAAAGAGTTGGAAGAAGTATTGAAGTTTTATATACCGGGGCCAAAATACTAGGACATGAAATGATGTTAGAGTGGAAGTTAGCAGAAAACATGACAAGACCTAATTCTAATATTACAAAGGTTAACATGAATTATGCTATATGTGCTCCTAGAATGTACAAGGGCAACATAGAATCAACCGTAAGTAGAATAACAGGTTTTGCTGATATGATTCAATTAACCCATCTTAAACTGCAACAAGTTTTAGCACGTATGGTGCCAGATGGAGTTTTTGTAGATGTTGATGGTTTGGCAGAAGTAGATTTAGGTAATGGAACTAATTACAATGCGCAGGAAGCATTAAACATGTATTTTCAGACAGGTAGTATTGTTGGTAGATCAATGACACAAGAAGGTGATTTAAATAGAGGTAAAGTACCTATACAGGAATTACAAACCTCAGCAGGTAGCGCTAAAATACAAAGTTTAATACAAACTTATCAATATTATTTACAAATGATAAGAGACGTAACTGGACTTAATGAAGCCAGTGATGCTAGTACACCAGACCAACACGCTTTAGTAGGTTTACAAAAAATGGCAGCTGCTAATTCTAATACAGCGCTAAGACACATTATGCAAGCTGGTTTGTTTTTAACTTTAAGAAGTTGTGAAAACATAGCTTTAAGAATAGCTGATTCTTTAAGTTATCCTTTAACAAGAGCCGCTTTAATAGGTTCTATTTCGTCTTATAATACAGGTACTTTAGAAGAATTGCAAGATAGAAACTTACAAGATTTTGGTATATTTTTAGAGCTTGAACCTGATGAAGAAGAAAAAGCTCAATTAGAACAAAACATTCAAATAGCATTGCAATCAGGTGGAATAGACTTACCAGATGCTATTGATATACGTCAAGTAAAAAACATAAAACTAGCTAATGCTTTATTAAAACAAAGTCGTAAAAGAAAAGCAGCAGAAGACCAAGCTAAGAATTTAGAAAATATTCAAGCACAAGCTCAGGCAAATGCTCAAGCTGCTGAACAAGCTACAACAGCAGAAATGCAAAAACAACAAGCTTTAGCAGAAACAACTATTCAAATAGAGCAAGCAAAGTTACAGTTTGAAACTAAAAAAATGCTTCAAGAAGCTGAAATTAAGAAAGAATTAATGGCGGAAGAATTTGGGTATAACATGCAATTGGCACAAATAAAAGCAAGTGCTGAAACTCAAAAAGAAAAAGAAATAGAAAACAGAAAAGATTCAAGAGTAAAATTACAAGGTACTCAAGAATCAGAACTTATTAATCAAAGACAAAACAATACACTACCTCAAAGCTTTGAATCTGCTGGATTTGATGGTTTAGGAGGTTTCGGGCTAGAACAATTTACGCCTAGATAAATTTTTTATTAATTATTTAATTATATTATATTATGTCAACACAAAAAGAAGTAAAACAAGAGGGAGATTTTAAAGTAAAATCAAAAACCCCTAAAAAATTAAGTGTTCCTGAATCTACAATAAAAATAGATTTAGCAGCAATGAAACCTAAAGAAGAACCAGTCAAAATTGACTTAACTCAAAAAGATCAAAAAGATGCCATTCAAAAGCAAGAAACAGAGGAAAGCGTGTTACGCGAAGAACGACCCAAGGTGGAACTGCAAGCAGTGGGACAGGGAAACGAAAAACCCGTTGAGAATGTTATTAAAGAAATACAAGACAACGACGAGGTAAAAAAAGAAGTAAAACAAACTACAAAAGAATACAAAGAATCTAAAAGAGATGCAGAGGTTATTGGAAAACCATTACCTGAAAATATTGAAAAACTTGTTTCATTTATGGAAAAAACAGGTGGAAATATTGAAGATTACGTTAGGTTAAACGCTGACTACTCAACAATAGACAATGAATCTTTACTTAGAGAATATTACAAGCAAACACGTCCACATTTAGAATATGACGAAGTTAACTTTTTATTAGAAGATAATTTTAAATATGATGAAGACATTGCTGAAGAGCGAGAAATTAAAAAGAAAAAACTCGCTTTTAAAGAAGAAATTGGAAAAGCTAAAAACTTTTTAACAGATCTGAAAGATAAATATTACGATGAAATCAAGTTGAAATCTAACGTAACTGAAGATCAAAAAAAAGCTACAGACTTTTTTAATAGATACAAAGAAGATCAAGATGCGTTATCCGCACAAAGAAAAGAGTTTAAACGTGTAACTGAAAATACTTTTAATGATGATTTCGAAGGTTTCGATTTTAAGTTAGGAGAAAAAAAATTCAGATATGGCGTTAAAAACCCTAATGAAATTGTGGAAAATCAATTAGACATTACAAACTTCGTTAAGACGTTCTTAAATGAAGAAGGTGTTTTATCTGATGCAAAAGGATATCACAAAGCTATGTATACTGCAAGAAACGCTGATACTATAGCACAACATTTTTACGAGCAAGGCAAAGCTGATGCTGTTAAAGATGTAGTTGCTAAATCAAAAAACATAACTACTGAAACTCGTAAAGAGGGTGCTGGTAATGTTTTTGTTAATGGATTAAAAGTTAAAGCAGTTAGTGGTGTTGATTCTTCTAAGTTAAAAATAAAAACAAGAAAATTTTAAAAAAAAATTAAACAATTATGGCTTTACAACCGCAATTTGGGGCAATAATCCCATCGCAAACGCAAGAGTTACTTAACAGTAATTACTTGCAGTGGACGAATAACGCAGGTGCAAACTTTGCTGATTTCGCTCAACAATACTTACCTGAAGTATACGAACAAGAAGTAGAACGTTATGGAAACAGAACGTTATCTGGATTCTTACGTATGGTAGGGGCAGAAATGCCAATGACTTCTGACCAAGTAATTTGGTCTGAACAAAATAGATTACACATATCTTACAACGGATGTGCAATTGGAAACGGAGCTGGTGTAAATACAGTTACAATTCCACTTGCTGCTGGTTCGGTTAGAAATGTAGTTTCACCTAAATCAACTATAGTTATACTTGATGCTAACGGGCAAGAAAGAAAATGCTACGTATCTGCAAGTAATACAGCTACTGGAGTATTAAACGTTTTACCTTACACTGCTGCTGATTTACAAGGCATGGCTGCTGTTGGTAAAATATTTGTTTATGGTTCTGACGTTGCAAAAGGTCAATCTGTAACAAACGCGCCTGACGCTGCTGGTGCTGTTGGAGGTGATCAATACATTAGTGTTGATCCTGATTTTACACAATTTAGCAATGCGCCAATAATTCTTAGAAGCAAATATGTTGTTTCTGGTTCTGACACTGCTCAGATTGGTTGGGTTGAAGTTGCTACTGAAGACGGAACTTCTGGATATTTATGGTATTTAAAAGCTGAATCTGAAACTAGATTACGTTTTGAAGATTACTTAGAAATGTCAATGGTTGAAGGTGAGCTTTCTGCTCCTGGATCTGCTGCTGCTGGTGCTGCTGCAGTTGGTGGAGGTACGCAAGGTTTATTTGCTGCTATTCAAGATAGAGGTAATGTAAACACTGGGTTTACTGCCGCTTCTGGACTTGATTCATTTGATGCAATTCTTAAGAATTTAGATACTCAAGGAGCTATTGAAGAAAACATGTTATTTTTACAAAGACAAACGTCTCTTGATTTTGACGATATGTTAGCTTCTATTTCTGGTGGATTTGCTGGAGGTACTGCTTTTGGTTTATTTGAAAATTCTGAAGAAATGGCTCTTAACTTAGGTTTTTCTGGTTTCAGAAGAGGTTCTTATGACTTCTACAAAACTGACTGGAAATATTTAAATGACGCTTCTACTCGTGGTGGTGTTGTTGGAGCAAGTTCTATTGAAGGTGTTTTAATACCTGCTGGAACTTCAACAGTTTACGATCAAATTTTAGGAACTAACATCAGAAGACCTTTCTTACATGTAAGATACAGAGCTTCACAAGCTGATGATAGAAGAATGAAATCTTGGTTAACAGGATCAGTTGGTGGTGCGTTTACTTCAACTCTTGATGCTATGGAAGTTAACTTCCTATCTGAAAGATGTTTAGTAACACAAGCTGCTAACAACTTTGTATTATTCAAAGGACTATAATAAGTCAAAATTAATGTAATTTTTACCCTCGTTGAATTAACGGGGGTAATTATTACTTTTATAAACTATTAAATTATATTATATTATGGCAAAAAATGCTAAAAAAGAACCAAATAATTGGGAAAGAAAAGATAGAAAATACTATCTTACAAACAACTTAACTCCTCTTACACTAACAATACCATCTAAGCATACTAGAAAACATGCTTTGTTATGGTATGATGAAGAACTAGGAAAGCAAAGAGAAATTAGATATGCGACTAATCAAGATTCACCTTTTGTAGATGAGCAAAAAGGAGAAGTAACATTAGGGCATATTGTATTTAATGAAGGACATTTAATTGTTCCTAAAGAAAAACAAAATTTACAAAAACTTTTATCATTATATCACCCATCATTAAGCAAAATATATGCTGAATTTGATCCAGTAGAAAACGCTAATGATGAATTAGATATACTTGATATGCAAGTAGACGCAATGAATGCAGCTAGAAATATAGACGTTGATTTAGCAGAAGCTATATTAAGAACTGAAATGGGATCTTCTGTAACATCAATGAGTACTAAAGAACTTAAAAGAGATTTATTAATATTTGCAAGATCTAATCCTCAATTATTTATTGAATTAGCTAATGATCCAAATGTACAATTAAGAAATTTTGCCATTAAAGCAACTGAAGCTGGTATAATAATTCTAGCGCAAGATCAAAGATCTTTTAGATGGGCAACAAATGACAAAAAATTAATGAATGTACCATTTGACGAAAATCCTTATTCAGCTATGGCTGCTTTCTTTAAAACTGACGAAGGTGTAGAAATATTTAAATCTATCGAGAAAAAGTTTAAATAACATGTAATACTAATATAAGGCTCGTTTACTCGGGCCTCATATTATAATAAATAAAACAAAATGGCGATAAACGTAGATAAGGTTTACAAAACAGTCTTATTAATAACAAATAAAGAACAAAGAGGTTATTTGACTCCTGACGAGTTTAATAAAATAGCTACACAAGTACAATTAGAAATATTTGAAACTTACTTTGAAACGTTAAATCAACAAATGCGTGTACCACAAAATGAAAGCGAATATGGTGATAGGTACAAAACAGTACAAGAAAAATTAGAAATCTTTAGAGAATATGGCCCTGCTACATATGTAAACGTAGCTACGGGTAATGATTATTTTACAACTCCAACATCTTCAGGAGTTGCTAGTGGAACCCAACTATTTAGTAGTACAAATGGGCAAACCGCTTATCCTCTTACAACTATAACACAATCAAACGTAGAAGAAAGTTCAGTAGTAGTTACTGTTAATAACGTAGCTTATACTAACTTTAATATAACTGGCGGTATATTTAATTTAACAGCTGGCGCTATAGCTACTGGAACAGTTAACAATATTCAAATTATTTTGTATCCACAAAATTTTTACAAACTAGGAACTGTTTTATTTAACGATGAAAAACAAATACAGTTTGTTCAAAGAAATGAATTAGCTCAAATGAACATGTCTACTTTAACTAAACCTTCAGAGGTTTTTCCAGTATACCTATATGAAGATTATAAATTAATAATATTTCCGCAAACTATTACAAAAAATGTAAATGTAACATATCTTAGAACACCTAATAATGTTAAATGGAATTTTAGCTCTGCTACAGGATATTATGTTTATAACCCAACTACTTCTGTTGATTTTGATTTAGATGTTTCTGAAACAACAACTGTTATTTTAGAAATACTAAAATATTCTGGAATAACTATAAAAGACCCTATGATAGTACAAGCTGCTTCTCAAGAATTAGCTGCTAATGAAATAAACGAAAGAAATTAACAAACTATGGCTAGCATAATAACACCACCAAATAATGGACTAATAAATGAAACAGGACAACAATATTATTCTGGATCACAAAATTTTAGAGGAAACGGAGCTGAGACAAAGTTTACAACAACTTTTGATACTGACTTGTATTTAGGTGATTGGAATCCTTTGTTAGAAAACTACGCATTAAATAATTTTAAAATATACACTAGCACGACAGGTATAGCAGGATCATGGAGTGAATATGTAACAAGCTTTTCAGTTGAACGCAATGTTATTGATTTTGCAAATACAGGAGCACCTGCTAATGGATTGTTTATTGTTGTTCAGCTAAAAATGCTAGATGGTGGTAAATATGGAAACACACAAGCAGAAAAAGCGTTTGGTCAAATAGTAGAAGACAACTATGGTGGTTATCAATATGTTAAACTTAGCGATATTGTTGCTAATTTTTTAGTTGGTTACGTTGGTAAAGGTAAATTAATACCTAATGTAAAAAGAACTGATATAATATTTTTTGCAAAAAGATCATTACAAGAATTTAGTTACGATACTTTAAAAAGTATTAAGTCATCTGAATTGAGTATACCACCAAGTTTAACACTACCACTACCACAAGATTATGTTAATTACGTTAGAACTTGTTGGATAGATCAACTAGGTGTACAGCATATAATATATCCTACAAACAACCTTACAACAAGCCCTTATTATACACAAATTCAAGACGCTCAAGGAATACCTACTCAAGATAATTTTGGTAATGATACAGAAGGTACCTCTATAGTTCAAGATAGATGGCACACAGCTAATGATAGCTTGGTGAATGGTAGATTTGATAATCTTGATTTAAACAGTGGTATAAACCCATATGATTTTGGTTACGGTGTGTTAAATGGTTATGGCCAAAGATATGGTTTAGAACCATCAACTTCACAAACAAACGGTTGGTTTAATCTTAATGAAAGAGAAAATAAATTATCTTTTTCAGGTAATTTAGCTAATCAATTAATAGTTTTTGAATATATATCAGATGGACTTGCTTATGATTTAGATACTAGAGTTCCTAAAATGGCAGAGGAAGCAATGTATGCTAATATACTTTATTATATTATTTCAGGTAGAATAAACCAGCCTGAATATGTTGTTCAAAGATTAAAAAAAGAAAAATCAGCTAAATTAAGAAACGCTAAAATTAGATTATCTAATATTAAACTTGATGAAATATGTCAAGTTATGCGTAATAAATCTAAATGGATTAAATAATACAAATGGCAGAAAATAAAAACAGTTTTATTAAGTCCAGAATGAACAAGGACTTAGATGATAGAATAATTCCTAGCAATGAATATAGAGATGGTCAAAATATAGCTGTGTCAAGATCAGAAAATAGTGACGTAGGTGCTTTAGAGTCTATTCTAGGAAATGAATTAGTTTTTAACAGTGCAGGATCTTTAAAAACAATAGGTACTTTTGTTGATGAAAAAAACGGTTTTGTATATTATTTTGTTACAGATTTTACACCAACTGATGATATACCTAATGCGTTAAGTTCTAACACGTGTAGTATATATAGATGGCAGCCAACATCAGGAAGCAATATTCCTATTTTGTTAGTAAATGGTCATTTTTTAAACTTTGCTACAACAGCACCTATATATGGCGTAAGCTTATTAGAAAGCTTATTGTTTTTTACAGACAACAGAAACCAACCTAGAAATATAAATGTTGCAACAGCTGCGTTAGATGTAAATAACACTTACTATAAAGACGAAGAAAGTGTGACTGTATGTAAGTTTTTTCCATATGAAGCGCCTCAATTAATAGATTTAAGAAGTGTTTCTACATTAAAACCAAGCACAATGAGCGATGCGCAAAACCTACCTTCGCTGTTAATAGGTGCAGATACTTGGGCTACAGTAAATTTAAATACAAAAAGATATAGAAATGGTGATCCTATACCAGAAGCTTTAACTAGAGCAGATTGGGTACAATACAATACAGATCAAGTAGGTTGCTGGTGTTATTATAATAATAACTTAGAAAACGGGGTTGTATATCAAAAATTATACAATAGCTGGGCAGTAAAAGACACAAGAAATTTAGCGCCATTTGGTTATGATATTGCAGACGAACAAGAATACACCAATTTAAATACACAAGTAGGAGTCACTGGTGTTGCTTCAATAAAATCTACGGACAATTGGACCGCAACATCTAGTGCTAATAACAACTCTACTGGTTGGAATTCACAACCCTCTGGGCAAAGAATAGCTACAAGCAACGCTGTTGATTTTCAACAAATATACACTAACGCAAAGTATTGGATAAAAGGTGGTTTAAAATATTATTCTATTTTAGACACTAACGCCGTACCAACAATAGAAACTGCTACCACAAGCGAATCAATAATGGGTTTTGCTGTTAGAGTTACTCAACAACCAACTTTTAAAGGTTGGTCAGGTGATCCAGAATTTATTAAAGATAAATTTGTAAGGTTTAGCTATAGATTTAAATTTGATGATGGAGAATATTCTTTAATAGCACCATTTTCACAAGACTGTTATATACCTTTACAAGAAGGAAGATTTGTCAACAAAGATGAAGACGACGCAATGAGATCAACAATAATTGATTTTATGCAAAATAGTATTAACAATATAATATTAAATATTGAGCTTCCTTCGTTAAACATTATTAATGATTATAAAGTAGAAGAAATAGATATTATATATAAAGAATCTGATGCTTTAGCTTATAAAATATTACAAAGCGTACCAGTTAATTCTACGTTTATATCTAATTTAAATAATACAAACATATATCAGTATACTTATGAGTCTACTGTTCCTTTTAAAACATTACCTACAGACGAAACAACCAGAGTTTTTGACAAAGTTCCTGTAAGAGCTAGAGCTCAAGAAATATCCGGTAATAGAGTTATGTATGGTAATTTTACACAAGGTTACAACGCACCATTATCTTTAAATTATGCTGCTGGAAGTATTGATAAAAACGCTCAAGAATATGAGGAATACCCTCAACATTCTGTTAAACAAAATAGAAATTATCAAGTTGGAATTATATTAGCAGACAAATGGGGTAGACAAACAGACGTTATATTATCGTCTAAAGATAATGTTTTGGTTGCTGGTGGAGAACCAACCGAAGGTTCTAATTTTTTTAGTAAGTATAGACCATCTGAAAATGCTGGCCAAACTTTAGGTTGGCTAGGTGATAGTTTAACCTTAAGGTTTGATGAAATTGTTAGTGTTAATGGAGATTTAGAACCAATGTATGCTGTGCCCACTAACTATCAAGCGATAGCATCTGCAGTAAGCGGTTTTTCTTCACCTTTTCCAACGTTTATTGATTTAAGTGTTCAAGTTTTAAATACAGTATCTGCTCAAGCTGCTTATACTTTTGCAAACATATCTCAACAAGATATAGATTCAAATAATATTTTTACTTTATATTTAAATCAAGGTAATGGTTGGGTTTTAATTAACTCTAATACATATGGAATTACAGACAGTGGAGACGATGAAGTTGTAATTACTTTTACAAGTGGCGCGCCAACTGTTTCAAATTATAAATTAAAAGCTCAGTTATTATATAGCTCTCAATATAGATATCAAATAAAAAACATAACTAACGCAAGTACTATTTTTATAATAGGTAGAAAATTAAGAGGTAAATATCAAGATTATGTTGAAATAAAAACAGCAACTGGTACTACAAATAGAGATATAAGAACAGAACATGAAATATCAGATACGTATTTATTTATAGGTGACAGTATTCCTGCGTCTAATAACACAGATAGAGTAGAACCTAAAACAAATTTAACTGTTTCTAATTTTGTATATAATATAAACGTAACAGGTTTTTATTCATATAGAGTTGTAGTAAAACAACAAGAGCAAGAATATTACAATGTTTATTTACCCGGTATTATAAACGGTTATCCAATACAGGGTAATACAACTGAAATAGGGAGTACAGCTTTTATAGTTTTAACTCACGACAATATTAATAAAGTTCCAAGAGAACTTAATGACGTTGGAGCTCAAGACACTCAGTTTAACAGTAGCTTAAACATGTTTGGTAGAGTTACAAATATATCTACAGCGGTAAGCAACGAACAATTTACACCAAGCTCAACTCCTGACGTTGTTGAGTTGATAGGTAGTATACAAAAAGTTTTTCCAGACATACAATATGGTGGTGAAGCTGGAACAGCTCCTGCAAGTGACAAGATAAATAATAATGCCATATTTGATGTAGATCAAAAGCCTTTTATAGGTAAAATAAATACACAAAAAAGTATTGGTATTACTCAAGGTTTATATAACACTCAGGCTTCTGGCGCAGAATATCCTGATTTTATGGATTTATCTGTATATGAAACCGCTCCATTTGTTTCTAATTTAGACTTGTTTTATGAAAGTTCAACTACAGGTTTAATATCTGATTTAAATTTTGCAATATCAACTTCAGGTACTAGTATAACAGGATTGTCTTCGTTTTCATGGTTACACAACGAGGGAGACTGTGGTGGTGCACAATTAACTACTCCGTTTTTTCCATTAACCCCAGGTGGTAACGATGTTACTTCAACCGCAGTTTTATTGTCTGTATTTTCTTTTGATCCAAATTTTCCGCATGGCGTTATCACTGGTGTAAATAGAAATGCAGAATTTATAATAAGCGCTGCTGGAGGAGGATCTTTTAGAATAGATTTAGCTCAAGACAATATCGCGGGTGTACCACATGCTGCTTTAACTAATTTTGAGTATAATCAAAAATATCAATTTACTATTCAGTTCACGCAAGCAGACGGTACTGTCTCAACACAACAATTTACTAGACAATTAGCAAATGACTTACCTGTAATAGAATTAACACAAGCTCCTCAACCTTTATTATCTGATACAACAATATTAAAACAAACTGGTTATAATTTCTTTTCCGCTAGTGGTCCTGGTGTTGTTAGAGGTTATAACGGTAGTTGTGCGCCTTGTGATAGAACAGTAGATTTACAATGGGTTATTTCATCTTGTAGATGGCAAAACGCAAATGGTCAGTTTTATGGAGCTGTAACAGGTCAAAATCCTTCAGGAAGTGCTACAAATGCTGATATTTCTAAGTTTTATTTTATAAAAGGACAGGGTCAATATAATCAAAGCACTTGTGCAACATCTAACAATGAAAATTTTTATGGCATATGGGTTGAAAGAACTAATGTAAATGGTCTTGGTGGTACTTTGTTAGGAGATTTTGCTTCAGCAACTCTTCATGAAATAACAGTACAATTGGTAGATCAAAATGGAACTTCAGCATCTAGTGAATTAGCAATACAATATACCCCAATAGGCACTTCTTATACTGGAGTAGTTGCAAATTGGTATACTTCTAATATAACATCTGGAAATCCTGGCTATATAAATCCAGCCTTACAATTGCAATCTCCACCTACAGGCGCTGTTGGTATGACGCCTGGTTGTCCTACAAGCACATCTACTGCTGCTTTACCAATATGGGTTGGAGAAGTTGCAAACTGGACAAATACCACACAATATATATATGCTAAAGTTACAAGAAGTATAGCGGGTCAAAGTCAATTTGTTGCTATTGTTTCTGGTTATAATACAACCACAACAACTGCTTTTCAAGCACCTGCGTCTGGAACTGGAGCACCTTTTACAAGTTTCACATCTCCAATAACTATTAGCGACTCTACATCTAATGATTCATATCAAATAATAGCAACACTACAACCATTTAATCCTAGCCAAGCGCAAATAAATGCTGGTGTTAGACCAGGTGATTCAGGTACTGATCCAGCAAGTGGAGCTTCTTATAACTGGAGCCAGTGTTGTCTTATTAACATGAAGATTGAATTTACAACAGCGTCTTGTGCTAGTGGAGTTAGTCTTACTTTAGTTTATGACACTGTGTTAGCATCACCACCTCCGAACCCTGTATTGGTTGCTCCAGCTAGTGGATCACCACCTTTTGTATCTAGTACATGGTTCAAAACATCTAACTGGCCTAGTTAGTAAAAAACAAAACAAATAAGTAATTATAACATATGGCTACTACATTAAAAATACAGTATTACAATACTTTTATATTAAAAAAGATAAATCAAACTTGGAGTTCAACTGGTCAATACGATAGAACAAACGCACAATATGATTGGTACGTAGAAGAATCTAGAATAAAAGGTGATTTTAATGGCAAGTTTGCTGGTATTTCACCTAGAGCATTTTTAGTTACTGATACTAAAAACCAAGAGTCTTTTGGTAATAGTATTATATTTTCAGGTGTTTTTAATTCACGAACAGATATAAACGAAACAAATCAATTTTCTATAGCAAATGATATAACTAGAACTGTTGATCCTGCAAAAGGAACAATACAAAAGTTATATGCTGAAGATACTAATTTAACAATATTTCAAGAAAGAAAAGTAAATAGAGCTTTAATAGATAAAGATGCTATTTATTCTGCAGAAGGTCAACCTATCACTACCACATCTAACCTTGTTATTGGTCAAATACAACCTTATGCTGGTGAATTTGGTATTGCAACAAATCCAGAATCATTTGCTGTATATGGATATAGAAAATATTTTACAGATGCTAATAAAGGTTCTGTAATGAGATTGTCTCAAGATGGATTAACTGAAATATCTAACTACGGTATGTATGATTTTTTTAGAGATCAATTAAGTTTAAGCAACTTAGGTACTTCAGGTAAATTAATAGGTGGTTGGGATATACATAATAAATGTTATACATTATCTATACAGCCAACAAACAATCAAAAAACAGGTGATTCAGCATTAACTTTGTCTTTTGACGAACAGGTTCAAGGGTGGACAAGCTTTTATAGCTATGTACCATCTTTTATGTTAAGCCTAGATAATAACTTTTTTAGTTTTAACTTAAGTGGTGATTTATATAAACATTATTCGACTATTTCTAATAGAGCTAATTTTTATGGAATAAATAATATTTCTAGCGTTATTAGCGTGTTTAATGCTAAACCTTCTTTGGTTAAAACTTTTCAAACCATAAACTATGAAGGAGATAGTAATTGGGAAATGAATTTATTTCAAACAAATACTGATACTGCAAACAATATTGGAGTTTTTACAATGCCTACAACTTTAGCGGCAATGGAAAGTTCTTTATTAAAAAATGAATTTAAAGCAAAAGAAAACAAATATTTTGCAAATTTAATAAACACTAGCACCGTTAATCAAGGTGAAATTATTTTTGGTAAAGACATATCTGGAGTTAAAGGATTTTATGCAACTATAAGATTATCAGCTACAAATTTAGTTGGGGGCGGACAAACAGGAACTAATGAGTTATTTGCAGTAAGTACAAAATATATAGAATCATCTTATTAAATAAAATTAAATGAAACACTTAATCTCTATAAGAGAATTAAACGAAAAAAAAGACATACCTTTATTAAGTTTGTGGTGGCAACATTATAGTGGTAAGCCTTTAAACACGTTGCTTTTACCATTTGACAAACAAGGCTTAGTTGCGGTTGTTGACGAAAAAATAATAGCAGGTGTTTTTATTTTTAAAACAAACTCACCAGTATGGTATTGTGATTATTTAATTGCAGATCCAAATTATAAAAAACAAAACAGATCGGAAATTATAACATTGTTAATAGACAAAACTGTTAAAAAATGTTTTAAGCAAGGCGCTGAAGGGGTATGGTGTACAACACCTTATGATAAAGTTTTAAATAAATTAAAAGAACTTAATTATATTATTAGTAAAGAAAAACATAATATAATATACAAAACAAAATAAATTAATATGGGAGCAGCAACAATAGGCCAAGGTATAATAGGTATGGTCGGAGCAGGAAAAGCGGCATCAAGTGCTAGGGCTAGAGCTAGAGACTCTAAAAACGAAAGAGATAGACTAGCGAGAGAACTACAAACTTTAGAAGATGGTAGACAACCTATTATAAATCCTTATGCTAATGTAACTGATACTAGTGGTGAACTAAGTAATCCTTATGAAAACCTTGGGGTTGCTACTCAAGCGGCTGAATTTCAAGCAGAGCAATCAGATATAGCTTTAGCAAATACTCTAGATACATTAAGGGCCACTGGTGCAGGAGCGGGTGGAGCAACAGCTTTAGCTCAAGCAGCGCTGCAAAGTAAAAAAGGAATTAGCGCCAGCATACAATTACAAGAAGCTGCTAACGATAAATTAGTTGCTAAAGGAGCTCAAAAACTACAAGAACAAAAGATGGCAGAACAACAACGTCTGCAAAACGCTGATGTCATGGGTCAAACATTTGAATTTAGTACTAGAGAAAATAGACAAGTGTCTGAAATGAATAGAGCTGCTGGTTTATTAGACAACGCACAACAACAACATTATAGTAATCAAACGGCAGCGGCAGCTGCAGAAGCAAATCAATACAATGCGGCTAGTAACCTTTTAGGTGGTATCGGTAGTGTAATAGGTGGTTAAAATTTAAAACAAAAATATGGGAGCATACGACAATCCAAAACCTTTAACTGGCATGAATCCTACTATGGCTGCGTTACAAGTATTAATGACAGGAGACAAAAGTAGACGAGCTGATGAAACTGAACGTTTAAGAAAAGAACAGGCTGAGGAAAGAAAAAATCAAGCTGTTATACAACGCATGCAAAATGTTCAAGGTGCTGCAGATGTTTGGAATTTAGAACAGATGAGTAATCTTTCTTCTGCACCAAAAACCTCTGCAATAGACACTGAACTACAAAGAACTTTAAACAGTAGAATTGATATAGCTACACAAGCTCAAATTTATTTAAAAACTCAATTTGGAGATAATGAAAAAAGATTATCTGCGCAAAAAGCTATAAGAGACTACTATGATTTATTAGATTTAACTAAAAAAACAGTTACTAGTTTTGCAGCTACAGGAGAATACTGGAAACAAAACGCAGCTACTATAGGTAAAAAAATAACTATACTAGGTAAAGACGAAGACGAAATAGCTAATAATCAATTTTTTCTTAATTCAATAGGCGATGTTGTTGATGGTCAATTTGAAATGGTTTATGATCCTGAGTCAAATGATATAATGGTAAAGGTTTCAGGTTATGAAACAGGAATTGAAGACGGAAAAACAGTGAAGGGAAAATATAGAGAAAAAATAATAAGTGCTAGAAAATGGAATTCTCAAGTTAACGAAGGAAGTAATTTTGATTTTGTATCTAACGTACCTCAAATAGTAAATGAATCTTTAGATATGATGAAAACTAAAGAAAAAAGTAAAGCTGGTAATGGAATAGGTGTTATAGCAAATAATGGTCAAATTGACCCAAGGTTTTGGACTGAAGATACTATTGTTTATGATACAATAAAAGTAGAAGGTAACGAAGAAAATTCACAAAGAACAACAGAAATTAGAAATTATCTAAACATGGACGCTTTAAGAACTGAAATGGAAGGTATACTTACACAAAAAGTAGCAGGTGTAAACACTAATGTACAAACAGCGGCAAATGCTTGGAATATTGATTTACAAAAATTAAATCAAGGTTTTGAAAATGATTATCAAACAATAAATCCTACTGATGATCAATTTAAAGAAGCTTTGTTTGAGCAAATAGTAAAAGCAAATACATCTAACTTAAAACAAGATTCTGAAGGAAGATGGTATAAATCACGTAATAAAGCTATAGTAAAAGCACAAGATCCTGTAGAGCCAGTAGGCTATAGAGCTGAGTATTATAATAATGTAATGATGGGTGCTGATGAAAACTCACAGAAAACAAATATAGAAGTAGTTTCTGAAAACTTAAATAGAATTTCTCCTGGAAGTCAACTTATGACTATAGAGGAAACAATAGAAGTTTGGCTAAACGCTGAAAGTACACAAGTTAAAGGTAAAAGTAATCAAGAATATTACGATAGAAACTCAACTAAAAAAATAAACAACGGTAAAGGAGCACGAGAAATCGCGGAAGATCTCTATAATGAAAAACCTGGATTTTATATTAGTAAAAATAACAATATTAGTTATGCAGGTGATTATAATTTAGAGTCAGCTGTTGATAGACTTAAATTTATTTTAGATAATAGTACTGTTAGCGAAAGAAAAGCTATTTCAAATAAAACTATATTAATGCAAAGGGCTAAAAAAACCGATTGGATGAAAGCTAATCCTATGGGTGCTGATAACGCAGAAGAAACTGAAGAAGAATATATAATAAGAATGAACAAAGCTCTTAATATTAAATAAAATGGAACAAAAAATATATATTATAAACGGAGAGGAAATAGATTTAACTAATTATTCTCAAACAGATAGAATAATATGGTTGTCAGAAAATCCTGGTGCAGAACTAAAAAAAGTGGAGGGTGTTGCAACGGATGCAAATGTAGCGCCTCTACCAAACATGTTCGCATCGCAAGACAATGGGGAATTACTATCGGAAGATACTTTATCGGAATCTCCAGCTGAAGTAGATAAATATGGTTTACCAGTAAAGCCACAGTCTTATTATGACAACATGGCTACAAGCATGGGTAAATTAGGAAAACCAAAAACTTTAGAGAAAAATAAATTTGGTTTATTTGAAGATGTAAATGTACAGTTAGCTGTAGATCAAAATTTTATAACTGCAGAAGAATTAGAATTAGCAGGTTATACTCAAAATGAAAAAGTTTCTGCACTTAATCCTACATCACAAATAGCAATAGATAATGCTAAAAGAAAAATAGCAACTTATCAAGTAAAAACTCCCGATGAAGTAAATAGTTACATAAACATACAAAAACTAAACCAACCCTATATATATGAGGGAGATTTAGAGGACGCTAGTTTAGTGAATGAAATATATAATGGAGAAGAGTTAGCTGAAACAAACACAAATATAAATGATTTTGGTGGTTTTTTACAAGAAAGAGGTTTTGATAAAGATCTTAAAAGGTTTTTAGAATTAGACATGGATACAAGAAATTACGGTCAAAACTATGATCCAGCCTTAGCTTTTGAAGCTAAAAAACTTCAGTATCTAAACATGTATATTAATGATCAATTAACACGAGACATTAAGCAGCAAAAGCTTATGTATGAAAAACAAAATGGTGTTGATCCAGATTTAAAAGGTATTAGATTTAATATTTCTTCTGAAAACATAAAAGTTTATAATTATGAAAAATTTATTAAAAAACAATTTCCTTTAATATCTCAAAAACTAGAAGAGCAAGACGAAAAAAACAATATAGAATATCAAAAACTACTTCAAACTGGTGGAAACATTACAACTGGTCAATTTTTATTAGATAGACTTGGCACAGGGTGGAACGGTTTATCTGAAGCTATAGTTAATTTTAGTGCTAGTACTTATGGTATTTTACCTGGTGACTACTTTGAAGGGGTTTCAGAAAGTATAAGACAAGAATTAGCTCTAGAAGATTTAGACGTTGTTGATACTAAATATAATACTTTTGGTAGATTTGTATTTGCTAAAGGTTATGAATATACAGATCCTAGTTCTGAAACTAGATATGTTGTAGACGCTAATAACAGAATAATAGACGCAACAAGATCTCTTGACGCAACCCCTTTTTTAACTCAAGAAGAAGCAGACAGAATAAGAAAGCAAGCTAGACAAGGTAATAGAAAAGGAACTGCTTTTAGTGTGTTAGGGGCTTTTGATGCAGGTTCTAATGTTATTGGAGATTTAATATTTCAACTAGCATTGACTAGAGGTATGGGAATTACTAGGCAAGCTGTAGGAGGTTTTGCTAAAGGTTTAGGAGTACTAGGTAAAACTAGAAAATATCTTAAAACTATTCCTATTAAAAGAGGTATGGCTGATGCTATAATAGGTCAAAGTACTTTAGGTTTTTCTAGAGGTTACGAAGAAACATTGAAGCAAGCAAGGCAAGCTGGATTTAGTGATGAAGAAGCATCTAATTTAGCAACTGTATCTTCTATAGAAACAGGATTATTATACGCATTAACAGCGCCTATTTCTCCACAAACAAAAGCAACAGATGCTTTATTTGGTAAATTACTTAAACCAAGTTTACTTGAAAATGCTTTTAAAATATATAAGAAAGAAGGCTTGTCAGCATTTAAAAAAGCTTTATCAGCTGCTAGAACTGGTTTAAATATTACTGGTGAAGGTTTAAAAGAAGTTTTTCAAGAAAATGTACAACAATTTGGAGAAGTTTATGGCGTTAATAGAGATGTTAATGAAATGGCTGGTAAGAATTTTTTAAAAGATACTATATCTGGTCAAGATTTTCTTGATACTGTTCTTTTATCATTTGTTGCAGGATCTTTAATACCTGGCGCTGGTGTTACCCTCAATTTAGCAGCGAAAACCGGAAGACAACTTTTAGGTATGGATGCTATAGACAGATTTAATGCTTTAAGCTACATGGCTTATAATAAGAAAAAAGCTAAAAAACTATTAGCTAAACAAGTAGATCAAGAAATATATACTCAACAAGAAGCAGATCAACTTATTGAAGAAATGGATGCTTTTAATAATAATATAAATAGAATGCCAACTAATACTTCTGCGTCTGTTGCTGAACAAATATTAGGTGACTTACAAACTGTTGGCGTATTAAGACAAAACTTAAAAACAGAAGACAAATCTTTTAAACCTGCCACTGAAGAAAAAATCAAACTTTTAGAAGAAAAAATATCTAGAACATATTATGATAGTATGTCTAAAAAAACAACTGAACAACTAGTTAAGGCAATAAAAGATAACACATTAGAAAATACTGTATACAAAGAATTTGAAAGCAACGAAGAGGCTGTTGATTATTTAATGAAAGAATTTGGTTTTACCAAAAGAAAAGCAGAAAAAACTGCAGGCCAATATGGAATGGATATTCAGATGAAAGATGGTAGACAATTCATAGGTATTAATAATGCTTTAGCTTCTAAAGATGGAGCTATAACAACTAAGCAACACGAGTTTATACATGGTATAATATATAAAACTATAAAAGGAGATCCAGAATCTCAAATTTTAATAGGTAGAGCTTTTACTGCAGAATTACTAAAACTACAAGAAAAGCTAGTTTTAAAAGATTCTAAACTAACAGCAATGCCAGATCAATGGCTGCGTAGATTTGGTCAATATATTAAAAAATATTCTGAAAAAATTGCAGGTTATGACGCAGAGCTAAAGGCTGGCAGTATAACTAAAGAAGAACATAAAAGAAAAGTTGATAAAGCTTTAGGTAATCAGTGGGAAGAAGCTTTACCTTTGTATTCAGAAGCAATAAGCAATAACGCGGTAACATATGATGAAGATATTTTTACAAAGCTAGGCGATATATTAAGACAAGTATTACAATACTTTGGAAGAAGTGATATTAAATTTGATTCAGGTAGATCTGTTTATAATTTTATAAAAGATTTTAACGCAACTTTAGATTCAGGTAATTTTAACAAAAACAAAGCGTTTAAAAAACTAACTAAACAAGGTGCTGAAGTAGACAAAAAAGCATTAAAAAAAGAAATAAGCACTGTTGTTGCTGAAACAAAAAAACCTGTTAAACTTAAAAAAGAAATAAAACCTGAAGAAGATATTTATGATTTTGATGAAAAATTTTCTATGCGTGGTGCTACGCAAGGTAATGAATTTAAGTCAAAAGTAAACTCACTTTACAACAAAAACAAGTGGGGTAATACTCGTCAAATAGACAATGTTCTTTATGAAGTTTTGCAACAATATGAAGATGTTATAGCTTATAAAGCAGATGTTTTATACGGAAACTTACCAGATTACAGCGCTGAAAACATGTTAGCTGAAACTCAGGTAGCATTAATACCTCATATAAGAAATTTTAATAAAGAATTTTTAAAATTAAGAGAAAATAAAAGAAAAGAATTAACAGACCAAGGTTTAAGTTCTAACGAAATAAATAATGAACTAAACAAGTTAGACGTTAAAGGTTATAAAAATAGTAAAGGTAATTTTATTACTGAAAATAACAACTTAAACGGTTGGATAAATGCTCAGTTAAGAAATAAAATGAAAACTGCTCTTAAAACAGGTACTGTTACTACTCAAAAATTTACAGAAGAATTTGATGCTAATAAAATTTCAGATGAAAATCAATTAAGCAATGAAGAAGAGTTACAAGAAGAAGCTTTAGAATTTGAAAATAATCAAAACAAGTTAGTAGAATTATTAAAAGATCCTATTTTTGGTTTTACTAATGAAGATGGTAAAGACGTAGAAATAGAAGCTATACCATTAGGAGGTTCTGTTGTTTTTGATATTAATGATCCTAGTATACCTGCAAATAAAAAACTTAAAACAGAGCAAGATCCTAAAATAAGAAAAGAACTTAAAAAAGAATTAAAAGATTTAGAGCGTGGTATTGAGTTAGAAGCTAAAGAAAATTTAACTGAAAACGAAATTGATGAGTTAAAAGAATTAAAATCTTTTAAAACTTATGATTTAATGTTTGGTTTACCTGTAAAAACATACAAAGCTTTATCTGAATTAACAAGTCCAGCTAAAGTAATAATATCACAAGTAAAAAAACAAATACTAAATGCTCCAAATATAGAAACTTTAGATTTTAAAAACTTTAAAGAAAAACTAGCTGTTTTATCTAAAACATTAGCTAGAAGAATTACTTTTAAAAACAGAGCAGATTTAGATGTTTTTATGTATAACAACTGGGAATTAATATGGAATGTAATAAACAATCCTATAGACCCTGTAACTGGACAATCAACATACGATTCTAAAAAAACACCACCTAGACTAAAAGCTTATGATGATATAGGTAAACCAATAAAAATGAAACCAATGACAAGGGTTAAATTTTTACAAAGTTTTTATGGTTTAGAAGAAACAACTAGATTAATAAGAAAATATGGTGGTAAAAACACAAAATCAGAATTATCTCAGTTAGAAGAAATTGAAGTAAACCCTAAAAAAGGTACTCCTTTATGGGCTACAGCTTTATTTGATAGAAGAACTTCTTTAATGGAAAGATTTGGTGATGTTGTAATTTTACAAGAAGCTAGAAATGCTTTAAGAGACAAAGTATTTTTAAAGAAAATAGCAAATAAAAATGTAGATCTTTATAATATATTAAAAGATGAAAACACTAGAGCAGAAGTTATAAATAATTTAGCAGGAGGAAAGTCAGATGTTGTTAAGTTTAGTTTAGCTGAAAAAATGAATGGGAAAATTTCTAATTTTTTAGATTTTGCAAATGACATAGATCAACAATTTTATATGGCTAGAGTTTTAGATGGTGCTAAAATTGAAAGTATAAAATATAACAAAAAAGCTATTAAATTTAAAGTTCCTAATTTAGGTAATTTAAACAATAAAACAATTGCTTATTATTTATTAGACAAAATAAACCAAGGTTATAATGATTTCTATTTTAGAAACAATGATAATAGTAAAAGCAAAGAAGTTAATAACATTTTAGAAACTGCTGATATTAAGTTTTCTTTAAATAATGAAAGAAATAAATATGCTGATAACTTATCTCAAGGTTTAAATCAAATAATACAAGATAATAAAGGTTTAGATGAAGCCGATGTTATTGGTAAGGTAATAGCAGAGAGAGCAGGAAAAAACAAAGGTAAATACGATATATGGTTACCTGCTGCTGATCAAGACTTTTTAGGACTAATGTATATGATAGCAGGTGCTAAAGGCGCTAAAGGAGAAAAACAATTAGATTATTTAACAAAAGCTTTAATAGATCCATACAGTGATGGTATGTTAAATCTAATGCAATCAAGACAAGCTGCTTTTAGAGACTGGAAAAACTTAATAAAAAAAGATTTTAAAGGAATTAAAAAAACACTTAAAGAAAACTCTGGGTATGAAAATTTTACTAATGATGAAGCTATTAGAGTTTATTTATGGAATAACATGTACGCATTTAGTCCTGAATTAAACTCTGGAGAATTAAATGAAATAACAGGTTTAACACCAAAAGATGTTTTTAAATTAAGCACTATTGTTAGAAAAGATGAAAAACTAAAAGCTTTTGCGCAAAAAGTAAAGTTATTATCTAAACAACCAAACGGTTATTTAATGCCAACAGAAAACTGGGCAGACACAAGTATATTAAACGATGTACAAAATAATTTATCTAAAGTAAATAGAAAAAAATACTTATTGAAATGGCAAGAAAATGTAGATTTAATTTTTACAAAAGACAACCTTAATAAATTAGAATATGCTTATGGAAGTAGATATGTTAAAGCTTTAAATGACATGTTATATCGAATGAAAACAGGTAGTAATAAACCTACAGATAATAATGCTTTTATTGATTGGGTAAACGGTTCTATTGGAGTTACAATGTTCTTTAATATGCGATCAGCGCTTCTACAAACTATATCTGCTAGTAACTTTATCAACACTAGTGATAATAACATTTTTTTAGCTGGAGCAGCTTTAGCAAATGTTCCTCAAGTAAGTAAAGATTTTTTAACACTATGGAACAGTGACTATTTAAAAGATAGAAGAGCAGGTTTAATGAGTGATATACAAGAAGCTGAAATATTAGATGTTCTTAAAAACCCAAAATATACTAGTTTTTTAGAAAAAGGTAAAGCAGGTATATTTTATTTATTAAAACAAGGTTATACTTTAACTAGAGCTGCAGATGCATTTGCAATAGCATCAGGTGGAGCTGTTTTTTATAGAAATAGAATAAAGTCATTAGTTAAAAGTGGTATGACTGAAAAAGAAGCTGAAGCCCAAGCATATACAGATTTTTATACAACAGCGGAAATAAGCCAACAATCTGCAGATCCTTCTAAAATATCTATGAATCAAGCTTCTCTTGAAGGAAGATTAATATTAAGTTTTATGAACACACCATTACAATATGGTAGAATAATAAAAAAATCAGCAGAAGATATATATAAAGGTAGAGGTAACGCAGCTAATAATTTTTCTAAAATAATGTATTATGCTGTTATACAAAACGTATTATTTAATTATTTACAACAAGGTTTAATGGCTAAAATGTGGGGTGATGAAGATGATGAAGAGTGGGAAACTCAAACCGCAAGATTTTATGAAGGATGGGTTGGTACTTTATTAAAAGGTTCTGGTTTAAAAATGGCTATTATTAATGGAATAATAAAAATTGGACTCAAAGTTAATAATTTAACTGATGAAGAAAACACAGAACAAAATAAACTATTAAAAGTATTTTTAACAGCAGCTGATATATCACCTCCAATAGGTATAAAAGCTAGAAAATTTGCAAAAGCTTGGAATACCTTACAATATAACAAAGCAGAAGCAGATTGGTTAGGTTGGAGTTTAGATAACAAATATTATATAGAAGCTGGAACTACTCTTACTTCTGGACTTATAAATCTTCCTTTAGATAGAATGTATCAAAAGATTTTAAATCTTCAGGGAGCAATGAATAAAGATTATGAAAATTATCAAAGAATAATGATGTTTTCAGGGTTTAATAAATATAATTTAGGTTTAGACGAAGGTTCACAAGGACTTACATCTCCTCCGTCTTTACTTAAATTTCCTAAACTTAAATCACCAAAGCTAAAGTTTCCAAAAATTAATTAATTTATGAAAAAAATAAGCGAACATATTACTTTTGCAGAAGCAACTCATTCAAATAC